GAATTATTTCTTTCACTCAAACCCCACCTAGATGGCCATATCGGTGAAGTTTATTCTATTGAACAAGCATTGTACTCTGCCGAACTACGTTTAGCTGGCCGAGTTGATTGTATTGCACAATGGGATAATGAACTAGCTGTGATTGATTTTAAATCTTCAACTAAACCAAAACTTGAAGAAAACATTTTGAATTACTTTATGCAATGTACCGCATATGCAACAATGTTTGAAGAAATCACAAGTAAACCAATCAACAAATTGGTAATTGCCATTGCTGTTGCAGACGGTACCAATCAAATATTTGTCAGAGAGAAAACCGATCACTATATGGATTCTCTATATTATTATATCGGCAAATATTGGAAAAACAGATTGACAAACTAAATAGGTTATGTTATAATGTGATTTATTGCTGTATGAAGCAAAGAGAAAAGTGTTCTGGAAGCGGGTGCGAATCCCGCCAGGTCCACCAAAAGAGGATTGTATGGATAGTGAATATCTATATCAAATCGTATGCGGAGTTCTATCTATCGTACTGATAGTAGTATTCTTTATAGTCTTTTTTTGATGGGCTTGATATAGATTCGACAGGGCAAAGAGTAACAGAGTGGACAGCACATCAGAGCAGATGTTAAAACTAAACAAAAGTAAACGCAAACGACTCACAGTTCGCATTAGCAGCCTAAACTCTGCTTAGGGTTTCGATTGGTTTCCTCGTAACAGAATAACCAATCATTATTATTTACAGGTGAGAAATGACAAGACTAGAAGGTTACGTTAACAAAGGTTGGGGCTCAGAATTGATTTGGGCTACTAATGACAAGTATTGTGGCAAGTTAATGAAGTTTAACAAAGATGCCAAATTCAGTATGCACTTTCACGCACAGAAAGATGAGACATGGTATGTTTTATCTGGAAAGTTTGAAGTGAAATATATTATGACCCAAGATGCTTCTATGAAATCTCAAATACTTGAAATTGGTTCTGTGTGGAGAAATGAACCACTTGAACCACATCAAATCATATGCCTTGAAGAAGGTACAATCATTGAAGTCAGCACACCTGATTCCGTTGAAGATAATTATCGTGTAATGCCTGGAGATTCGCAAAAATGAAAACCACAATAGAAGTTGATTTAGATAATGCTCTTTTATTTGAATTGTTTATGTTAGCGCATGAAAGAGATATCACGTTTAATCAGCTAGTTGAAAATATATTGAGAGAATTTTTGGAAAGTCATAAATGAAAGTTTACATAAGTAAATATCGTTATCATTGGATATCACCATATCATATCCTAGAGTTTGTTTGTTTTTGGGAAAAAGATAATGATGTGTTTTATAACCATGAAGAAAAACCTGGTAACAAATATGATAAGTGGGTCAATCGTTTAGACCCTATTTGCAAAGCATTACATAAGTTTTTAGACTTTGTTCATCCCAAAATTGACTATGTGAAGATTGATAAATGGGATACTTGGGGCATGGATCATACTCTTGGTATAATTGCTTTGCCAATGTTGAAACAATTGCAAGCAAGCAAACACGGCTCACCTGGTGTAGATGATGAAGATGTACCTGAGGGACTTAATCTTCGTTCAACAGAAGCGCCACCAAAAGAGAATGAGTGGGATACTGATGCGAACTGGTTCAAGAGATGGGATTGGGTTATGGCTGAAATGATTTTTGCATTTGAACATCACGTTGATAACAAATGGGAAGAAGCATATTCTAAAGGCAAATGGTCAACAAGAAGTGAAGCTTGTGAGTGGGATGAAAACGGCAAAGCGAAGATGTATAAAATGGTGAATAATGATGACCACACACATGAAACTGATTATGAAGCTTTAAAGATTGTACATGAGAGAATCAGAAATGGTTTCAAATTATTTGGTAAATATTATCAGAACCTATGGGACTAATTTGGAGAAGATGGGCTAAAGCGATAGGTAACAAGTCCGGAGATTCAGATAAAGAGGCAGATATCATTGCCACAATTCGTACAGTCATTTTATTGATATATGTTATTACAAATTTTGTAATCATTGCTGGAGTTTTAAGGCACTGGAATGACTAAATAACTATACTACCACAACACACACAATGGTAGTATAACACACACAGGAGAAAACTATGTCAAATATGACACCTTTTGAAATTCGTCTTGAGCTATTAAAAATGGCAAAAGACATGCTATATGATGAGTACTTCGGTACAAGAGAATGCATTTCCAATAACTGGCAAATGCAATGCGAAACAGCTAGACACAACGGTGGAACACCACCTGAGCATCCTGGCTTTCCACAAATCCCCTCAGAATCAGATATCATTACTAAAGCACATGCTCTAAACGGCTTTGTGTCTAACGTAACTGCTTCAGAACCACCAAAAGTTCAGAAGAAAACTTCTTAATTGGGGATGAGGGACTTCGGTCCCTCCAAACACACAAGGAGAAAGATGAAAAGTAAACCAATACTTTTAAGTTTAATATTTGCAACAATAATTTTAACTTTATCGTTTGTTAATGTTGACACACATAATATATTTCCAATCAAAACCACATACAATGCACTTACGGCAGATACTAAAAAACAGGTAACTTGCCTTGCTGAGAATATCTATTTCGAAGCAGGACATGAACCGAAAGAAGGTAAAGCAGCTGTAGCATTTGTAACATTCAACCGCATACGATCAGGTAACTATGGTAATTCTGTATGTGAGGTTGTTCAACAGAAAACAAATGGCACATGCCAATTTTCTTGGTATTGTGACACCACATTTACCTCTAAACGCTTGACAATCAAGCACACTCCATTGTATAATGAGATTCTACAGTTATCAACTGACATGTATTTAAATTTTGAAAGAATCAAAGATGTAACAAATGGAGCAACGTATTATCATGCTGATTATGTGAGTCCTGGTTGGACAAAACTAAACAAGGAGACGCAAATTGGCAGGCATATTTTCTACAAGAGCAAAGGTGATAAAATTGATAGAACCAAAGGAATATAAAGTGAACAAAGACTTAATCACAATCAGCATATCAGTAGTAATTGTATTATGTACAGCAATTATTGGTACAATCATTTATAATTTAAATGATAGAAATAACATGGCAAGAAACATTGAGGCTGCAATTACCAAAGGTGTCGATCCATTATCGGTAAAGTGTGCATATGAAACGAATGTGAATTCAGTTTGTATTGCATATTCAATGGCAAAGAAATAATTTAAGGAGTATATTATGGCTGTTCAGCAATTGAGTGTTAACCTTCTTTCGAATCCAGAAGATAGAAAGAAACTTTTAGGTGTTATTAGTGAGTGTTCTGATGCAATGACAAGAGCACAAGCAGAGAAAGATTTGATTAGAGAATCTATTTCTGATATTAGTAAAAAATTGGAAATCCCAAAACGTCTTGTCGCCAAGATGGTGAAGGTCTATTACAAACAAAACTACGATGAAGAAGTAGCTGTACATGACCAATTCGAAACTCTTTATGAAACTGTGGTGAAATAATGCCTAAATTTACTTTTATATGTGAACATGATGATGGTACAAAAAACACACACGAATGTGATGAAGTTTTTCTACCGAATGTTTTAGAAAACTTTGAAGCATTCTTGCGTGGTGCTACTTTTAATTTCAAAGGCAACTTAGATTTTTTTGACGATTCTGATACAGAATTGAATGAAGACTATGATGAGTTTGAAGAATATAACACAGCAGGGCATCAAGCGTTTGATACGATGGCATCTTCATTGATGAGTGCAAATCATACAGACACCATTGAACAGCCTACTCCTGGTAAGTGTGCAGTCTGTGGTTTACCAGAAGCGGTTATGAGGATCCATAAATGCTGGGATGAAAAATGCCCAATTCAGAGTAATCACACTCATGCCTACTAGAGATGAAATGGCAAAATTTGCCAGAGCTATTGATTTGATAGTTGCAGCTACAAACTACAACTATATTGAAGCCATTGTTGAGCATTGCAAGAATACCGGTCTTGAACTTGAAGTTGCAGCTACGTTAGTGAATGCAAATCTAAAGGCAAAGATTGAGAACAATGCAATGGATAATAATATGTTGAAAGAAAAAGGTTCTAGATTACCAATATGACTGGTTATGAAACATTTGGATTATATCAAGCTCTTAAACTACATTTCACACAAGAATCATACGACTTTTTTAAATACAATGGTAAAACAAATGTATCTGTAACTACATTTGAGAATCGTAAAGACAAATACCATTTCTATAAATTATCTCGTAGACTTGCACAGAAAGATGACATGATTGATTTCATTGTTGCAAATCTAGTTGAAGATGAAAAGACTTGGGTAGGCTCTTTATTGATGCAAGAATCTGAAGTGAATTATCGTAAACACCAGAAGATAATCCAGTCAATGTCGTATACATTTGAAAATGATTGTAAACTTATTTTTGGTGATTGTATACTTAATCCAAATGAAGTATTGATAACTGATGGTGACTATCC